GTACCCACGGCATTTCTTCTTTTTCGGTTGCTGGTAAAAAACGAAGTACGGCATAACCACTACCAGTTTTATCTAGTTCAGGTTTCCATATTCTGTCGTCTGTATATTTGTCTTTTGATTGTTTATTTAAATCTTCGGGATTTAAAGTTGATTCTAATGCTTTGGTAAGTTTATCAAAGTTAGAATGACTTGTTTTTAGTGTATTAAAGTCCATTGTATTTTCTCCTTGTATGTTGTATTTGTGTTAGCTGTATAATCGCTATCATCATTATTTATATTACCAATATATCATAATCCTAGTTCTTTGTCAAGCTGTTGGAAGTTGATATATCGTATATTAGGCTTACCATGCCATTCATTAATAACCGTATTTGTATTATCTCTATTATCATTAAACTCATTTACCTTAATAAACTCAACATTAAGTTCCCATGTAGCAAGTGTTTTCCATTGTTCAATCCAGTTTACACACGGTGTTGGATTATGATCTTTTTTTACATAATGTTTAGTACCAGCATAGAGATTGTTAACTCTACTATCGTTGCTATATAAATCGTGGCCTATAAGATATAATCTTTTAGGTGATAGTTGTTTAATTGCAATATAACCTGATGTAGGGCCGCAAGACCAACCATGATCTACAACCTGACCTTGTTGATTTACCATTATTTCTTTTAAATCGTGTGTCTTGTCACTATCTCTTACCCAAGATAAACAAACATCATTTTTATTAATAAAATTTTTATCATTTTTATTTTCATTTAAAATATCAACCATACCTTTTAAGTTGCCACCGTGCATCACATATTCTTTTTCATCTGTTCTTTTATTCACCCAAATACTTTCATATTCTTTTAATAATTCTTTATCTTCTGTTGTTAGACCTGTGTATATCATTGACTCTAAAGTATCAGCAGAGTTTTTTTTCCAATCCCTAAACCATGTTTCATTATTCGTACAATAACCACTACGGTATATCTCGTGCATTATACCGTGGTCAACGGCCGTTAATACATCAGGTGTAAATGTTCTGTAAAGAGCATTACAACCATATATTTTACCGTGAGGTCTTAGTTTATCTAAATTGAAATTTTTACGACTTGTACCGTTACCTATACAAAATACGTTAGACATTATCTGAATATGTAATATATACCAATCACAATGGCAACTATTAATAGATTAATTAAAATCTTTTTAGCTAAGAATTTTAATTCACCTTTAATACTGCCACTTGATTGTTTAAAAAAATCTGATGCGCTCATATATGGGTTAAAGTATTTATCTGGATGATTAAATCTGTCCACCTCTTTACATAAATCTTCTGTTCTTTTATCCATATTATATTTCTTTCATTTGTTCTTGTTTTATATAAAATAATTCTTTCTTATTTAGAGAATCTGTTTCTCTTAAACCATCTTTTGTAAAACCATACAAAACGTTATATTTTAAACCTAATATATCTGATATATGTTTATAATGATTTTCTTTATGTTTTTCTATTTTATTATTATTAGTCTTACTGACTAATTGGGTGAATTTTATACCAGGTTGAGCAAATAAAATATTACTCAATCCTGCTCCGTGAACACCTATAATTTCTTTTGATTCATAACACATTTTTATAGTTGTTTTTAAATCTATTTTATTAGGATCTAATAATTCAAAATCTTTTTTTCTTAACTCATCAAATATTTCATCTTGATTACCACATCTTACATTTGAATTTTGACCTTGCAAATCACCTTTAATAGATCTATTAATAAATATTTTTCTAAAGGGTTTTACAGGCGTAAAAATGTCTTGTACATACTTCTGCCAAAAGTGTACTGCTAAATTTTTTATATCTTTATTAGCTTGTAATGAATCATTATTTGAACTAGCATATAACTGTAAATTTTTAATAAAAAATCTGTGATTTGTTGATCCACTTAAAATTGGTCTTTCATAATTAATAAATTTGATATTTTTAAATTTCAAAAATTTATTTAATATATCGTATAAACCAGAAAAAACATCTATAAAATTTTTATTTAATAAAATTATTTTATCTCTATTAGTAAAATATCCATTCAATTTAGGTAGACAATCAACCATCATATGATAATAATTAAAACTTGTTGATATAAAATATATATCATCAAAATCTGTTCTTATCATATCTTTTGGTGAAGTTTTTTCTGTTTTTAAAGTATGTAAAAATTTATTGAAACTAAAAAGATTAAATCTAAAATAACTTTCATCAATTTTTTCTCTATTATTTTCAAACAACGTACATCTATAAGGTTCTAATATTGCATTTTTAAAATCATACAATTTAAAATTAATGTTTTTTATATAATTTGACACAATAATAATCCGTTCCAATATGTAGGGTGTCCATTTTGAGCTGTTTTAATATCACACCAAATATCATACTTTAAATTTAAATCTTTTAATGCGTTAAATGTTGCATTTCTAGGTTCTTCATTATTTGTATCATCTACTAAAACTAAACTGTCTTTTTTTAAAAAGGGTGCTACTTTTATAATTGCTTGATATTGATTATCATAACTGTGATGACCGTCATAAAAATAAAAGTCTATTTTATCTGTATGAGTTTTAAAATAATTTATATAATCTTTATCATAAAATTGACTACCTAATCTTTTAAAATTTTCATAATGCTTTAAAAAATTATTTCTAGGCCCTCCAAATTGACTAAAATTATCAACACCTATTGCTTTACAATTGGTATTAATTAAACCAGCAAAATATGTTAATCCATTCCAAACACCTATGTTTAAATATAATTGATTCTCATTCAACGATTTGCATATTTCATTTATTAAATAACAATTAGCAGCAGTACTCATTCCATCAACATTTGTTAAAGGTAATAAATCTTTTTTAGTAGGAAAATTTGTTTTTAACCAACTTATTTTACTTTTTCCAAATTTTGGCATAACAATTTTTACGTCAGAATTTATATCATTAAATTCTATTTCTTTTATTTTATTTAAAAATTGTTGTTTATTAATCATTTTAAAAAGGTTTCTTTTATTTGTGATTTTTATTTAATCCCCATTTTATTTTTAACCATAATCTCTCGTGTATATAATAATCAATACTCAATAAAATGTGTAATGCTGTTGCAAAACCTGCAGAATTTATTATATTACCTGTAAAAATATATGTCCATAATATAGTGAATAACCAAGCTGTAATTCTATAGGTTATCATTCTTGTTATTGTTCTTATTTTAGTTTCAACCATTTACAAATACCTCTTTCATTATTAATTTAATTGCTGTTCTATTATATTTAACAAACTGTTCATACTTTGCTAATCTTTTGGAGTGGACTGGCCAAACAACTTGTTCGTTAATCTGCTTATCCCAAGATTTACTGTAAGATAAAATTTCATTAAAGACAACGGCACTCTCGTAAGATATTTTTTTTGATAAAACCAATTGAAAAAATCTAGGATGTTGCCCACCAAAAACACTAAAACCATTATCAAAAGAAAGATGCTTAGCATTGAAATCATTAAAAATAAGAATACAATCGTTTCTAAAATAGTATTCAAAAGATTCATTACGCTTCTTCCAATCTGTAAAAACATCATTACCGTCCTGTCCTGTTAAGCTCTTTACCCACTTGTTACTATCAAATAGAAAATTACTAACAAAAAAGCCCAATATATCATTTTGATTGTATCTGGTGCTAAGTTTGTGAAAAAAATATCTATCATTTCTTTTAGTAAAAGTATCTAGTTTACAATTAACTTTACCTTCATATTTATTATAGTCGTAACTATCTGTTGTGAAGTGTAACTTGACAGCTAGATATGTTTTAAATACTTCAAACCCTCCATACATATCACACTGGCAGTTGGCCTGTTTTTGGTATGTAGTTTAAATTCTGTGCTTCTAGTGTAATTTTTTCTTTGAGTGGTTTGCTAATAAGGTGACCTACTGTGCCAGGATCAATTTCATTTTCTTCACAATACTTTAGCACAGCATCCATATGTGATATGCCTTTTTTAGTCTGTACTATCTTTTCTATTTCTAATGAAAATTCTTTTGAGTTCATAGTATAACTATATCACGATTCTATCGTGTTGTCAATGGCCACCGAAGTGGCCACTGTCGGTATTATAGAAAGCTACTTAATAGAGTAAGTGTGGTTAAAACAAAAAGTATAACTAATCCTATGCCTACAAATATTTCATATATAGGTTGATATTCTCTATAACTTTTTTTTACTTTATTTAACCACTTGCTTTCGCATATATTGTACGGTATCATTACTTTTTAGTTCCTAAATTAGGAAAAAAAGCTTTGACTGTGTTTTGATATGCTTCAGCATAAGGTTTTGCTAACTCTTGTGCTTTTTCTACGTTATCTTGTACGCTCTTTGTGTAGTCATTATTTGTTAC